AAGAGGTTCATTTGCTACATTGAAAAGAACATATGATTCAGATTTACCATCTGAAACTTCAGGTACACCAATCTATAAAGCACTGCTTAAGAATGGTAATGATGGTTCAGCTGTCACAGATGGAGCAATCATGGCAGCATACGATAAATTACTAGATGCTGAAACTGAAGATGTAAACTTATTAATAACTGGTGAACATAGCACTACAGTCGGTAAATATGTAATGGCTGGTGCTAAAGCAAGAAAAGATGCAATGGCATTTATATCACCATCTGAAACAGTGGCTGTAAACAGTCCATCAGCTAGAAAAATAGTTGATTATTTCTCAGATTGGAATTCAAACTCATACGGAGTATTTGATTCAGGTTGGAAACGTCAATATGATAGATATAATGACGAGTTCTTTAATATGCCTTTAAATCCAGATACTGCAGGAGTCACAGCAAGAGCAGAATTTACTAATGATGCTTGGTTCTCACCAGCTGGTTTAAACAGAGGATTCTACAAAAACGTAGTTAAATTACAATATAATCCTTCACAAGCTGAAAGAGATGAATTATACAAATCTAGAGTTAACCCAGTCGTTACATTTAAAGGACAGGGAACATTACTATTTGGTGATAAAACAGCATTAAGCAAACCATCAGCATTTGATAGAATTAATGTTAGAAGGTTATTCATTGTATTAGAAAAAGCAATTGCTACAGCTGCTAAGTTCCAATTGTTTGAATTCAATGATGATTTCACAAGAGCAAATTTCGTAGCCGCGGTAGAGCCGTTCTTAGCAGATGTTAAGTCAAGACGAGGAATGACGGACTTTAAAGTAGTCTGTGATGCTTCAAACAACACGGCAGCAGTAATCGATGGAAACAGATTCGTGGCTGATATCTACATCAAACCGAATCGTTCAATAAACTTCATTACACTTAACTTTGTAGCAGTACGAAGTGGAGTTAGTTTTGAAGAGGTAGCAGGAGCATAATAGAATGGCAAGAATAGATGATTTTAAAGCAGCTTTAATCGGTGGTGGCGCAAGAGCCAACCAATTTAGAGTAATACCACAATTTCCAGCTGGAATCACTAATACAGATTCAACTGGGCTTGGACTAGTACAACTTGGTTCATTCATGATTAAAACAGCACAATTACCTGGTTCTGAATTATCAGAGATTATGGTTCCTTACCGTGGAAGAGAATTATATCTACCAGGTGATAGAAAATTTCAACCTTGGACGATAACCGTGATTAATGATAACAACTTTGCTATAAGAAATGCAATGGAATCATGGAGTAATAATATTAATACGCATGTTGGTAATACTTCGGCGGGCGGAATTGATGCTACTGATTTTGCTTCATTCGTTCAAGATTGGACTGTCGAGCAAATCGGCAAAGATGGCCAAGTGAATAAATCAATAGTTCTACGTGGTTGTTTCCCGACTACAATCGATCCAATTGATGTATCGTTTGACACAGCCGATACAATCTCAGAGTTCTCTGCAACTATCAGATATCAATTCTGGACTTCGAACACTACCGACAACGTCGGTTAAGAATTATTGCGTACGTTTTAGTATAATACTAAAGCGGCATATTATGACAAAACAGTGTTAGGAGAAACATGGCAGAACAAAAAGAAGATTTATTTGGCTTTGAGTTAATATCACCAGAAAAATCACCTAAAATACCCTCTCCAGTACCGGTTCAATTAGACGATGGAACCGATTTACCGGTAGGTGGACGTATAGGCTATACGTATGAACAAGACGATAAAGCCAGAACCGAACACGCCCTTATATCTACATATAGAGAAGTAGCACTTTATCCAGAAGCTGATATGGCTATTGATGATATTGTTAATGAAGCTTTTGTAGTAGAACATGATAGAGCTCCTGTATCAATTAGGTTAGATAATCTAAATATGGATGACCGAATTAAAGAGCTTATTAGAACAGAATTCCAAAAAATATTAGAGTTAGTAAGATTTCAGAAAAAATCTTATGAAACATTTAGACAGTGGTATGTTGATGGTAGATTATATTATCAAGTAATCATAGATGCAAAAAGTCCAAAAGACGGTATACAAGAATTAAGACCTATTGATGCTCTTAAAATGAAAAGAGTAATTAAACCTATCTATTCAAAAAATATTAAAACAGGAATGCCTTTCTTAGAAGATATAGAAGAACATTTTGAATTTTCACCTGATGGTGATATGGGTGCAGCAGTTAAGTTATCAAAAGACTCTGTAGTATTCTGTCCATCTGGTATAGTAGATAAAAATAAAGGTATGATTATAGGTTATTTAGATAAAGCTGTAAAAGCATTCAATAACTTAAGGTCTATGGAAGACTCATTAATTGTTTACAGAATAGCAAGAGCTCCAGAAAGAAGAATATTCTATATTGATGTTGGTAATTTACCAAAGATAAAAGCAGAGCAGTATCTTAGAGATATGCAAAACAGATTTAGAAACAAAATAGATTATGACCCAGTCACTGGTGCTATCAGAGACAGTCGTAAATTTATGAGTGTCTTGGAAGATTTTTGGCTACCAAGAAGAGACGGAAGAGCAACAGAGATTACCACTTTACCTGGTGGCCAAAATCTAGGTGACCTCGATGATATCATATATTTTAAAAACAAATTATATGAAGCTCTTAACGTTCCTTTATCAAGAGTAAATGGTGCTGATACAGCATTCCAAATTGGTAGAGCTTCTGATATTTCAAGAGATGAACTTAAATTTGGTAAGTTTGTAGCTAGATTAAAGAAACAATTTGGTGAATTGTTTAATGAAATACTAAGAGTACAATGTTCATTAAAAGGTATTTGTACTGCTGAAGAATTTGATGATATGAGAACTCATATTACATTTGATTTCATAGAAGACACACACTTTAAAGAACTTAAAGATGTAGAACTACTAACTGACAGGATGAATCTATTAAGAGATGCTACTGAATATGTTGGTAAATATTTCTCTATTGAATATGTGCGAAAAATCATCTTAGCCCAGTCTGAAGACGATATTGCTAGGATTGACCGTGAAATAATGAAAGAGATCGATGGAGGTCAAATAAATACTGAAGATGACCAAATGGACATGTACAGTGAATCACGGGAAAATATAGATGGCACTACCGAAAAGTAAACAAAGTTTAGCTGATTATATGCTACGTAGGTGTGGAGCACCTGTTGTAAACGTAGAAGTATCTGATGTGCAATTAGAAGACTGTATCGATGATGCAATTAAAATGTATCAAGAGTATCACTATGACGGTAATGAAAGAACTTATAGAGTATTAGAAGTAAATGCTAAAGTAATAGCTGAAAATCAAAGACGTCATCAAGATATTACAGCACCAGTTTTCAATCATGATTCTGAATATAAAAAAGGTGCAAGAGTATTTCACAATCCAAGTAAAAATACAGATTCAGATTCTGGTTTTAATGTTTATGTAAAAACAGATAGTGACCTTGCATTAGACTCAGATAATAAAGTATTCAGAAAAAATTACACAAAAGAACAATTGTACTTAAGAGATTCATATGCATTAGTTGAAGGTGGACAAGTAGGAATAAGAGTACCAGAAAATATCATACAAATATCTAGAGTATCAAAAGTAGATAGCTTTGCTCAATCTGGAATGTACAATTATGAATATCAATACTTCTTAAATAACTTTGATGCATTCTATGGTAATGCAGCTGGTTCAGGAATTACTGGATATTACATACAAAAAATGTATGTTGAACATATAGATTTCTTATTAAACACATCACCAGCAATTAGATTTAGTAAAGCTAAAAACAGACTTTATTTAGATATTGATTGGAAACGTCCTAAAAAAGGAGAGTTCTTCTTAATTGAATGTTATGAAGCAACTGACCCTGAGATATATGGCGATGTTTACAATGATATATGGATTAAAAAGTATTCATCTGCATTATTAAAGATGCAGTGGGGCTCAAACTTGAAAAAGTATGAGAATACTGAATTACCAGGTGGTGTTCAGTTAAATGGTCAAGCTCTCTATGACGAAGGTAAAGGTGAAAAAGACGAGCTTGAAGAACAATTAAAACAAAATCTCCAATTGGAGATGGATATGATAAGAGGCTAAGGGAGTATAAATAAATTATGAGTGGACTTAAAGAACTATTAAATGACGAACAAGGTTTCAAGTCTGATGCGAAAGAGAAATTAGACCAAAAAGCTTTTGAGAAACTAGCTGATATGAAAGCGGAAATGGCAAAAGAAATGATTTCTCCTGAGGCAGAAACAGAAACAAAACAAGTAGAAACTGATGAGCAATCTTAGAAACTGGAAACAAAATAAGTTTGACGAACACCGTGCTAAAGTAAAGGCACAGGTATCTGAAGGTATTGAAGTAAAACCAGACCACATTATAAATGAAGATGTATTACAAGAAATACATGATGAAGTATCTATTGAAAAGTTTCAAGAAGTAGTACAATTTGATTATGAAATTGAATTGGATGAAAAATTAGAAACTGATTTAAATGATACTATATGTGATTGTCCAGATGACGATGATGATTGTTCATGTCCAGAAACTTATTACGATTTTATACCTGATGAGTATGGCGAAATAATGGATGTAGAATTTGAAATTGATGGTATGAGAGACTATTATGATGATGGTGTTAATAATTACTTAAAAATCAAAGATGCTATGTTTGCTGATTCATTTGATTTAGTAGACCAAGATTTACCAGAAAGTATGGATGACCCATTAGAAGATGGGATGACTACATTTGATGAAGCACAACCAGGTAGAGCAAGAGTTATTTTTAGAAGGTCTAAAGGAAGAATTACAAAAAGAAAAAGATGTCCAAAAGGAACTAGATTACAGGGTAATAGATGTATACCTCAAACTGGTACACAAAAAGCTAGATTACGTAGAACAGGCATCAAACTAAAAAGAGCAAAACGAGCAATGGGAGCAGGTAAAAAGAAACTAGCTGCACTAAAATCAAGAATTACTAAAAAAAGAGTAAGTACAAGGTCACGTAATTACTCAGGTACTTAAAGGAATAAATAAGATATGGCAAATACAGTTGTTAGTAAATCCGTAGGGATTCAAGGTTCATCACAAGGAAACAGAGTAGTCTATCATATAGACACTGCTGCAACACTTGATTCAGATGCATTTACATTTACTTATCAAGTAAAAAATATTTACGGTCCAGGCCAATCACCAGCATCAGACTCAGATGAAAAAAATATCAATCATTATATGAGACCAATTAAAATGGAATCTGTAGTTAATATGGGTCCTAATGCAATTACTATTGACGGCAAAGTTTTTGCTACTGGTAAATGGGACTTTAATATGACTGGTGGAGTTGCTATTGCACAAGCAAAAGGCAATGTAGTCATTAGTGGTACATCACCAAACGCCGTTATCGTATTCAGAGGACAATAATGAAATTAATCAAAGAAGATATTTCATTCAATGACCTTGAAGTTCTTACAGAAGGTAAAGAACAAAAAAGGAAATTTATCCAAGGTCCATTCTTACAAGCAGAAAAACAAAATAGAAATGGACGTGTTTATCCTCAACACGTAATGGATAAAGCTGTTGAAGCTTATAAAAAAGATTATATCGCCCAGTCAAGAGCACTAGGTGAATTAAACCACCCGGCTGAGCCGGTTGTAAACCCTGAAAGAGCGGCTATCATGACGAAAGAGTTAACTAGAGATGGCTATTACTATAAAGGAAAAGCACAAGTCCTTAGTACTCCAATGGGTAAAATCGTTGAAAATCTACTTGACGATGGCGTAAAAATTGGTGTTTCATCTCGAGGATTAGGTTCTTTGAGAATGACTCGTCAGGGATATAATGAAGTGCAAGAAGATTTTGTCTTAACTACAGCAGCTGATGTTGTATTTGACCCATCTGCTCAAGAGGCTTTCGTTGAGGGAGTTTATGAGCAAGCGGATTGGATATATGAGTCAGGTGTATGGCAAAGAATCGACCTTGAAAAAGCTAGAAAAGAGTTGCTTGAGGCCGGTCGTAGAGAATTAAATAATACAAAACTAAAATTGTTTAAAAGGTTCTTAGAGAATCAATAAAAAATAAATAAATTAATATTTGGAGCTATAGCAAAATGTCAGATAACGAAGAGAAAAAAGGTCTTATTGAAGTCATAGAAGACTTGATGGAGAAAAACCTTCAAGCAAAAGAAGCTGATATGACTAAAAAAGACGAAATCAAAAACCCTCAAGAGGAAGAAGTCACTGAGGGCCAAGATACTACTGTTCAAAAGAACGTCAACGATAAAGAATTACCTGCAGACGAAAAAGAAACTTTGGCTAATAAACAAGCGGCCGCTCCAACTGCTGAGCCAGATAAAAATGAAACAGGTGCAGAGCCAATGACTGACAAAGGTGGTGATAAAGGTACTGGTGGCGGAGACGAATCTGCTGAAGTAGAAGCTGATAAACCTGCTCACGACCAAGAAAAAGACCCTATTGAAACTCCAATGAAAGACGATTCTGATCCAAAGAAAAAAGTAGCTGAAACTAAAGAAGAAGAAGCTGAAAAAGATATGGATGAGGAAGAAGACGAAGTTAAGGAGACTAAAGAAGAGCCAAAAGAAATGAAAAAAGACGACATGGACGAAGAAGAAGATGACGTTAAAGAAGAATTATCTGCTGGCCAGAAAAAATTACCACCTGCTCTACAAAAAGCTATCAAAGATAAAAAAGACGATAAAAAAGAGACTAAAGAAGTCGAAGAAATGTCTAAAGATATGGAAAAAGAAGAGCTTAAAGGTGATCAGAAAAAATTAGATAAAGACGGCGATGGAGACATCGACGCAGCTGATTTAGCTAAAGTCCGTAAAGATGGTGCCAAAGAAGAAGTTAAAGAAATGGCAAAAGATGATATGGACGAGGAAGAAGACGAAAAGAAAGAAACTAAAGAAGTCGAAGAAATGTCCCATAAAGACGATGAGAAAAAAGAAATGAAGGACATGGAAAAAGAAGAAGACGAAAAAATGGATGAGGATGCTAATGAAGTAAAAGCTGAAAAGCAACCTACTGAAATTGAAAAAAATGCTAATGATAAGAATTTACCACCGCAAGATAAAGCTACTTTAGATATGGCTAAAGGCGATGTTGATAAAGAAGAAGCTGAAGCTGATAAAGGTCCTCATGACCAAGGTAAAGACCCAGTTGAAACTCCAATGAAAGATGATTCCGATCCTAAAAAAGGCGTATCAGAAATGAAAAAAGATGATATGGACGAGGAAGAGGATGAGCCTAAGGAGATGAAAAAAGATATGGAAGAAATGGCTAAAGACGACATGGATGAAGAAGAAGATGACGTTAAAGAGCCTAAAGAAGAGCCTAAAGAAATGAAAAAAGATATGGATGAAAAAGAGGATGACATGGAAGAAGATGTTGACCTTGATGAAGATTTCAAATCTAAAGCTGCTATAGTCTTTGAAACTGCGGTAAATGAAAAAGTAAATGCTAAAGTTTCTGAAATCGAAGAAAAATTAGAAGCTGAAAATGCTGATAGAATCAAAGAATTAGAAGAAAAGTTCTCTAAATATACTGACTATGCTACTGAAGAGTGGCTAAAAGAAAATGCTTTAGAAATTAAGTATTCTCTAAGAACAGAAATAGCTGAGAACTTTATAAAAGACCTTAAAGGTCTATTTGAAAAGAATTACATTGACATACCTGAAGATGATATTAAGGTTGTTGATGAACTTACCGAGGCGGTTGAAGGATATAAAGACCAAATTGGTGAGAAAGACGAACTTGTTGAAAAGCTGCAAGAGAAGGTACTAGCTTACGAAAAAGCCGACATTACTACTGAAGTAAGTGAAGGTTTAACTGAAACCCAAAAGATACGCCTAGAAAAATTGGGAGACAGTGTAGAAGCTGGTAGTACTAATGAGTACAAAGAGAAGCTAGAGGCTCTCAAAGAGTCCTACTTTGATTCTCCAGAAACTGCAGCCAAAGCTCTGTCATCTTATGGTGATGAAGTTTTCGCAGGGAAGGAAGGCGAAAGCCAACCTGAAGTAGAAGGAACTGGAAACCCAGTTGTTTCGCAGTACGTTAGATACTTGTCTAAAACTGCACTTAAATAAGAATGAAAAAACCAACGATTTTTAAGAAAATTAATAATCTAACTTAAATTAACTTAGGAGAAAAACCATGTCATACGACGTACTTACAGAGAAATGGGCTCCAGTAATCGAACACGAAGATTTACCAAAAGTAGATGAGCGTGATAAGAAAGCTGTTCTTGCACAAGTTCTCGAAAATACAGAGAAGGCATTAGCAGAGGAGCAAAACTTAGAAGAAGCTTCTTTATCTGGTGCTAGCTTTGGTGGTGCTATGAGTGGAGCAAACACGAATAGTGCTGTAAACGCTACTGGTCGAGCTGGTTATGACCCTATCATTATATCTCTAGTTAGACGTGCGGTTCCACAAATGATGGCATTTGACTTATGTGGTGTTCAACCTATGAACGCTCCAACTGGTCTTATATTCGCGCTAAGAGCAAGATACAACAATACTAACGAAGGTGTTAGTGGCGATGGTAATGGTCTTGGTATTGAAGCCATGTACGACGAACCGTTCTCTAACTTCTCAGGTACTGCGTTTAATACAGGGAAACCTAATACGCACTCTGCAGGAAGCAACACGGACGCGGCTGGAAATCCATTCGCTGTCTCTAGAGCTAAAAATGATGGTGTTAGCACTGCTGACTCTGACCCCGTAACTGATACTGGATCAATCACACCTGTGAATGACCCATTTGTAGACACAGTTACTGCAAACCCTAACCTAAACTCTGGCTATATGCCAAGTGGACAAGCTGAAGGAAATACTTCTTTCGGAATGAACACAAGAGAAGGAGAAGGTGACAACTTCCGTGAAATGTCTTTCACAATTGAGAGAACAGCTGTTGAAGCTAAAACAAGAGCTCTCAAAAGTGAATACACTATGGAACTAGTTCAAGACCTTAAAGCTGTCCACGGTTTGGACGCTGAGGCTGAATTAGCTAACATTCTTTCTACTGAAATCCTAGCGGAAATCAATAGAGAAGTTGTACACACAATCCTATCTCAGGCTAAATACGGAGCACAAGGCTTAACTACTAACGGAATATTCGACTTGATCGCTGACGGTCAAGGAAGATGGTCTGTTGAGAGACAAAAAGGCCTTATGATGCAAATCGAAAAAGAATGTAATAAAATTGCATTTGAAACTCGAAGAGGAAAAGGAAACTTTATCCTTTGTTCTGCTAACGTTGCATCAGCTTTAACAATGGCTGGACTACTAGACTATACATCTGGATTACAAGATAATCTAAATGTAGACGTAACTAGTGGTACGTTTGCTGGAGTACTAAATGGACGTACAAAAGTCTATGTTGATCCTTATGCAACTAACGGCGACTATGTTGTTGTTGGTTATAAAGGTACTAACAATATGGATGCAGGTATGTTCTATTGTCCTTACGTTCCATTACAAATGGTTCGTGCGGTTAGTCAGGAAACATTCCAACCTAAAATTGGATTTAAAACTAGATATGGAATGGTTTCAAACCCGTTCGCTTCTAGAACTATCCAATCTCAAGGTTTACATGCTCCTGATTCAAACATGTACTACAGAAAATTCAGAGTTGACAACGTGTAAGCCACGTTCGATAACGAATTTTAAAAGGGAGTCTTCGGACTCCCTTTTTTTTATCCTAAATATAAATAGTATATGAAAAACTTTCAAGAATTTTGTTGCGAAGATTGTGATAAAGTATTTGACCACAATATCACAGAGGCAGAATACCAAGGCACAAAAGTAAAACTAAATGACCCAATGCGGGTAAGTGATGGTAAATCAAAATTTAAAGTATACGTAAAAGGTCCAAAAGGTAATGTTGTTATGGTTAGATTTGGTGACCCAAAAATGGAAATCAAAAGAGATGACCCAGCTAGAAGAGCATCATTTAGAGCAAGACATAATTGTGCTGATCCTGGACCAAAGTGGAAAGCCAGATATTGGTCATGCTATCAGTGGAGAGCTGGCGCCAAGGTAGATAGCTAATGGTTAGCAAAAATTTTTCAGACGTCTTAGCCAGACAAACTGAGCTAAGTTTCACAGCACCTCAACACTTCTTTTTAACAATAGATAGAGCACCTGATATAGTATACACTGTGCAACAAGTAAATGCACCAGTTATAAGTGCTGGTGAATTACCTTTATCAAATCCATATAACACTAATAGAACAGTTCCTGGTGATACATTAGACTATGCACAATTAGATGTCACTTTTTTAGTTGATAAACATTTCCAAGGTTATAGACAAATACTGGAATGGATGAAAGGTATGATTGCACCTGAATCATATGAACAATTTGCTGAATACACAAAAAAGAATGTGACAGCTAGACCTGATGCTAGAGAGCCAGGATTCTTAAGTACAATGTCTAATATATCTTTATTTGCAGCAGATGCAGATTTAAAGCCCTTGGCTGAATGGAAGTTCTTTGATGCATTTCCTATATCACTAGATGGTCCACAATTTGATGCGGCCAGACAAGACGTAGAATATATCACATCTACATCGTCATTTAAGTTTTTATACTTTGAACATTCAACGTATACAAATGGCGCAAAAAATAACGATAAAATCTAAAAAAAATACTTCTTTTTCGGTATTACATAAAGGTAGCTTGATTCCTTTTGAAGGTGCTACTGAATATAAAATCAGTCTCTTAGATTCCAGCCTTCGCGAACATTTTAACTAAGTTAGCTACCATATCAGACCTAACGATATCTTTAATACTAAAAGTTACGATGGGCGCCGGCACTCTATACTGATGACATAAATCTACAAATTTAATCAAATCACTATTCTTTAAATCAGATTGAGCTGGGTCACCTAATAATATCAATTTAGTATTTTCACCAATTCTAGTAGTCACTGCTTTAATTTCATCTATAGTTAAATTTTGCGCCTCGTCTACAATTATTATACTGTTATCAAATGATGTACCTCTTATTGTTTCAATAGGTTGTACTTCTATTTGTTTTTGTCTTTGCATACATTCAGCTCGTCCCGAACCTAATCCATCAATAAGTACATTCAATATAGGTTTTACCCAAGGTTCCATCTTTTCTTCGATAGTACCTGGAAAGTGTCCTAGTGATTTACCTGTTGATATATTAGACCGTGTTAACACGATTTTTTGATACTCGCCTTTCAAAAATAATTGGGCAGCTTTCATACCAGTACAGTAAGTTTTTCCTGTACCAGCCGGTCCTATTGCGACCGTCATAATATTTTTTTGAATACATTCTAAAAGATAATTTTGAGTTTCATTTTTGGGCTGTATATGAAATGCTTTTGAAGCATCTAATTCAGCTTGTAACGAAGCTTTTTTCTGCCTTCGAGCCATAGTGTCTCCTAGTTGATAGTTGATTAATAAGACTCGGACTGAGTCTATTTGAAAGTGATATATTTAGAAAAAAATTGTTTATCACAGTATATTTATAGTAATGATTACGCACGAACAACTGCTTTCCTTGTGGGAAGAAGACGCTGGTATTGACAGAGTTAATCTTGATAAAGAGGCTACAAATATACCTAAACTTCACCATAAGTATCTAACAATCTTATTAGATATAAGAGCAAAGAAAATCGCGTATAATCATAAATTAGCAGAACTTAAGAAAGAAAAAGAATTGTATTATTCTGGACAAGCAAAGTCAGATGATTACAAAGAAAAGCCGTTTGATTTAAAATTAAAAACAAAAGCGGGCGTTGAGAAACATGTTAATACCGATCCAGAAGTTGTGGACCTATTAAAGAAAATAGAGTACATGGAAATACTTTTAGAAGGTGCAAATCATATTCTTGAGCAAATCAAATGGAGAAACAGTTCAATTAAAGCCGCAATTGATTGGGCAAGATTTACAAGTGGAAGCTTATGATTAAGATTATAAAGTTAGACAGTGGAGGTCCAATAATTATTGGAGATGTCAAAAGCGAAAAAGACAGACAAATAAAAATGGATAATCCTGCTGTGGTATTTCAAGAAACTGATGACAATGGAACTAATAAATTTAAGATTGGTACATTTATGGAATTAGCAGATAGAAATAGTTTTTATTTCTATGATTTTACATTTAAGTGTATTCCAAGTGAGCAGTTGACAAATACGTATAATGATTTTATTTCGCAAACTAAATGATGTTTACCTAAACTTTGAAGGAGATAAAGCTGATTTACAGACTTTATCTGATTACTTTACATTCAAAGTTCCTGGTGCAAACTTTACACCTGCTTATCGAAACAAGTATTGGGACGGTAAAATTCGTCTTGCAAACTTGAAAGATTCTACAATTTATGCTGGTCTTGTACAAGATATAGCAAAGTTTTCTAAGGACCTAGATATCGATGTTCAATTCGAAGGTACCAAAAAAAATATGCCTGGTATCGAGAATAATATTGACGACAAAATACTTGATGGTTTCTTAGATGCACTTGACTTACACTCAGGTGGAAAAAAAATCCAGATGCGGGACTATCAGATAGACGCATTCAAACAAGGCGTGCGTAAACAGAGAATGTTATGTTTATCACCAACCGCATCTGGTAAATCTTTAATTATCTATGCTTTGATGAGATGGTGGAGAGAAATACATGAAAGAAAAATACTTATTATTGTACCAACAATAAACTTAGTCACACAAATGATGTCTGATTTTGTTGATTATAGTAATGATAAATTTTCTGATATGCATGGTATTATGGGTGGAGTAGAAAAACAAACTGATGCTAGAGTTATTGTATCAACTTGGCAATCATTGTATAAAATGAGTGCAGGCTATTTTGCTCAGTTTGGCAGTGTAATTGTTGATGAAGTACATCATGCACAAAGTAAATCTATACAAAATATTATGAAAAAACTTGTAATATGTCCTGATAGAGTTGGAATGACAGGTACTATACAAGAAGCAAAAACTCATGAACTAGTATTAAAAGGTCTATTTGGTAATATTGAAAAAATGATTACAACAAAAGAACTTATTGATAAGGACCAAATATCAGATGTAAAAATACAATTATTAAGACTGAATTATAGTGACAATGATAAAAAACTTGTAAAAGATATGAACTATCAAGATGAAATAGCACATATTATAAAACATGAAAAAAGACAAAAATTCATATCTAAACTTGCAGCAGACTTACCTGGTAATACACTAGTAGTGTTTAGCAGACTAGAACACGGTAAAGAACTACATAAACAGATAGATGAAATAACAGATAGAGACGTACATTATATTGCTGGTGAAACAGATAAAGATTCAAGAGAAATGACTAGGCAATTTGCTGAAAAAAATGATGTCACTATTGTAGCATCACTTGGAGTATTTTCAACTGGTGTTAATATTAGAAATTTGCATAATCTAATATTTGCTCACCCATCGAAATCTAAAATAAAAGTATTACAATCTATTGGTAGAATATTAAGAAAGACAGAAGACGGTAAAGCAGCTACAGTATATGATATTATTGATGACATTAAATGGAAGTCAAGAGATAACTTTACTTTAAGGCATGCAGGAGAAAGATTCCGATATTACACGGAAGAAAAATTCGATTATAAAATTAACAGTGTGGACATATAAATGGCAAAGAGACAAACAAAAGACTCTGCTCATTACGTAAACAATAAAGAATTCACTAAAGCTTTAGATGAATATTCACGTAAATGCAGGAAGCAAATGGAAAAAAATAAAGACAGACCTGAGATGAGTAGGTATCTTGGAGATTGTATTATAAGAATGGCTAATAGATTAGCATTAAGACCTAATTTTGTAAATTATTCTTATAGAGATGAAATGATTCAAGATGCAATTCTGGCGGCAGTAAAATATGCTTACAGATTTGATGGTGATAGATTTAATAATGGATTCGCTTTTGTGACTCAGATATTGTTCTCTCACATGGTACAAAGAATTAAGAAAGAAAAAAGAAAGTATATGATAGACTTAAAGCTTATACAACAAGCTGAACAAAGTTTGTTTTTACATGGTGAATTTAGTGATGAAGCCAGCCAAAAAGCAAGAGCTTATGCTGACCAAAAACTAGGTGATATTGAAGAAGCAAAACCAAAAACTGCTGCTGAAAAAGGGAGAACAGGTTTTACTTTACGGTCACATACTTTAAGAGTCAAACATGAAATTGAAGCAATAAAGGAAGGTATCACTGAATTTGAAGTTGAAGGTAAACATTACAAAGTAAGAGAAGCAAAGAAAGAAGAATTTTTTAAAGAGAATCCTGATTTTAAAGTTAAAAAGAAACGTAAACCTAGAAAAACTAAGACTACTAAAGAAGATAAATGAAAATACTAATATTTGGGTTATCAGGTTCTGGCAAAACCACTGTTGCTAAAGAGTTAGCATATCATTTTACAGTTCCACACCACAATGCTGATTATTATAGATTATTACATGATGATTGGGATTTTTCTGATGATGGAAGGTTAAGACAAGCTTATAGAATGGCTGGTAAAACTGGTATATTAGATTTTATAGCACCAAAACAGGACTATAGAGACATAGTAAAACCTACTATATCAATATGGATGAATACAATAACAGAATCTGAACATAAAGACACAGACAAATTGTTTGAAGTTCCTAATGAGTCAGATGTAGACTACATAGTAAACGAATGGATAGATATAAAGAAACTACGCAAATGCTTGGCAGATTCCAACCCTGGCATAAAGGACATACTGCTCTTTTTAAGAGAGCAATTTCCAAAACTGGTCAAGTAGTTATTTTGTTAAGAGAACAAGATGGCACTGAAAAAAACCCTTTCACTTTTGAACAAAGAAAAGAGCAAATTATAGCAGAGTTAAAAAAAGAAGGCTACGAGTATAATAATAATTATGATATCATTAATGTTCCAAACATTACTCATATTACTTATGGCCGTGACGTGGGCTATAAAATTGAGCAGGAACATTTCGATAAAGATATTGAAGAAATATCTGCTACTAAGATAAGGGAAAAACTATTAGATGAAAATAGCGATACTGGGTGATACCCACTTTGGCGCTCGAAATAGAAATGTTGTAATTGAAGCTTGGCAAAAAAGATTTTATAAAGAAGTTTTTTGGCCTTACATAGATAAAGAAAAAATACAGCATGTAATTCAAGTGGGTGACTGGTTTGATTCACGTAAGTGGTTAAACATTCAAACACTAGCATTTCAAAAAGAAATGATGGTGACACCTATTCAAAAACGAAATATGAAATTAGATGTGATTGTAGGTAATCACGATATTCCTTTTAAACATTCCCTTAAAAATAACTCACCACAACAAGTAATTGGTAATGAGCCAAACGTAAATGTTTATGAAACTATAGAATCTTTTGATGTAGAAGACTGTTGCATTACACTTATGCCGTGGGTGTGTAAAGATAATTATGAAGATAGTTTTGATACTATTAGAGCTGGTGGCGATATACTTATAGGACACTATGATGTACAAGGTGCACTTATGTTTCCAGGACATTACAGTAAAGATGGGTTTGATTTATTTGATTTTAAAGATTGGAATAGAGTAATATCTGGTCATTATCATTCTCAAAGCACAACAGAAAACTTTACATATACTGGTACACCTTATGAACTTATGTGGTCTGATTCAGGTGGACGTCATGGATTTTGGGTATTAGATACAGCAACTAAAGAATTAGAGTTTATTAAAAATCCTCTTGGTTATCATGTTAAATTAATATATGCAAACAATAGTGAGCCAAAAGATTTAGAAGGTGAAGATTTAAAAAATACTTATGTTAAGCTATATGTAAAAGAAAAAGAATCATTTGAAAACTTTGAAAAATATATTGATGCAATTAATTTAAAAGAACCATTTGAACTTAAAATAATTGAAAGCTTTGAACAGTTTAATGCAGATAATGTTGAAGATATTATTGAACTATCTGAAACTACAGACTTAATTAGTGAATATATTGATGATGTAGCTACAGATATTAATAAAGACCAAATCAAACAAATAATGATAGAAATTTACGAAGAAGCAAAAGAAGCTGATGATAATATTTAAAGAAATACAATATAAGAATTTTTTAAGTACTGGTAATAATGGCAATACTATATTCTTAAGTGATAAACCTACAGTTTTAATTACAGGCCAAAATGGTAGTGGTAAATCTACTGTGCTGGATGCTTTATGTTATGCAATCTTTAATAAACCATATCGTAATGTTTCAAAAACACAGTTGATTAATACAGTTAATGATAAAGACTGTGTAGTTCAAGTTAAATTTGATGTTAATAATACATCTTATCGTGTTGTAAGAGGTATGAAACCAGGTATATTCGAAATTTATAAGAATGAAGTTCTTATAACACAAGATGCACATCAAAAAGATTATCAAAAGAAACTAGAAGATTTAATTGGTCTAAACTTTAAATCATTTACACAAATTGTTATATTAGGTTCAGCTAGATATCAGTCATTTATGGATTTAAGCGGTGGTGAAAGAAGGCAAATCATAGAAGAGATTTTAGATATTACAATATTCTCTAAGATGAATGATATTCTAAAAACTAAACTGACTGATTTAGGTCTCGATATCAAAGAAAAAGAGTATCAAAAAGAAGTACATACAACTAAAATAAATGGACAAAAAAGTCTTATTGAAACATTGCAAAAGAAAAATGAACAATCAGCAGATAAGATTAAAAAAGAAATACAAAGAGTTGAAGGTGAAAAAAAGATATTAGTAGATGAAAATGATGGATTACAAAACAAAATAGATTCTATTGCTGCACCAAATGTAAACAAAGTAGTAGATGAAAAACAAAAATGTGTGACTCATGGTAATGAGTTAAAAAGGAGGATAGATGAAAAACAGAAGCGCATCACTTACTATAGAACAGAAACTGAGTGCGAAGTTTGCGGACAAGAAATATCAGAGTCGTTCAAGAACGAAAAAATTAGCAGCCTTGAAAAAGAAAAAAAGAAAAATGAGAATCTCATCCCTGCTTATGAAAAAGCACTTGCCAAGCTATCTAAAGAATTGGAAACTACAAGAGCTAGAGAACAAGAGCTTACAGAGCTGATTAATCAGCAATCGTCAGTAAGAAGTGAGGTTAGTACCCTTAGCACTTATCTTAGTACACTTAATGAAAATCTGAAAATCGAAAATGATGATACTTCATTACCCAATGCTAAGGAATTACTAGCCTCACTATTTGATGAAGAGAAAGTGTTTACAAAAGACCTTATGGATATGAGCGAAAAAAATCATTTCTATGATGTATGTAAATTGCTATTAAGAGATACCGGTATCAAAGCTAAGATTATTAAGCAATATGTACCAGTTATGAATAAGCTTATAAATGTACATCTAGAAAAGATGTCAGCTGCATTCTCATTTACTTTAGATGAACAATTCAATGAGGTAATCAAATCAAGATATAGAGATAACTTTACTTATGCTTCATTCTCAGAAGGTGAAAAGATGAGAATTGATTTAGCACTAATGTTTACTTGGAGAGAAATAGCTAAGATTAAGAACTCTGTCAATACTAATTTGCTTATGATGGATGAAGTAGGTGATAGTTCTCTTGATGCTGATGCAACAGAAATGCTATGGGATATTGTAAGTAATATGGAGAATACTAATATATTTGTAATATCGCACAAAGCTCACAATGCAGATAGGTTTAAAAGATTCATAGAGTTTTATAAAGATGGCAATTTCTCTAAGATTAAGGACTCAAAGAAATAAATAATACACAATGAGTATCTTTCAAGACAATATATTTGAGAGGGCTGTTATTGCTGAAAAAGAAATTGCAGGCCTAAAAACAAAATCAAAAGAAAGTGGTATCGCATACGGTATACTAAAACAAGTGTATGACCGAGGCATGGCTGCTTGGAAAACTGGCCACCGTCCAGGAACTACATCACAACAATGGGCATTTGCTAGAGTAAATAGCTTTATTAGTAAAGGTTCTGGTACATGGGGAAAAGCTGATAAAGACTTAGCTGCAAAAGTCAAGAAAGAAGCTGTAGAAGAAGATAAGAATATGAAAGATGATGGCAACTATATGAAAGGTGTCAAAAAAGATAAAAAAGACGATAGAGAAGCTCAGTTCAAAAAACAAGCTAAAATGTCTGATGACGATCCAGATGCTTACAAACCAGCACCAGGCGATAAAGATGCTGATGGCGAATTAAAGAAAACTAAATTATCTAAACACACTAAAAAATACCATCAAATGTATAATAAGGAGACTACCATGTCAATATTTACTGGAGACCACAATATTTTTGCTGAAGCAAAAATGAATTTTAGAAATGAAAGAGATGTCGAAAAACATAAACAAAATTTACTTATGGCTATGGAAATTGCAGTAGATGCAGAAGGCGATTATACTGGTGCTATGAAACAAATTGAAAAATTAGAAAGAGGTTTATCAAAAAATCCTAGTGTTGCGGCTGCACTAAAATTCTATGCTGAAGATGTAGAGTTTCCTGAAGATATTAAAAACGAATTAGAAGAAAAAGGCCTATGGGCTAATATCCACGCAAAAAGAAAACGTGGAGAAAAAATGAGAAACAAAGGTGACAAAGGTGCACCTTCTCAGGACGCAATTAAGAAAGCACAAGGCGAAGATATCGACGAAACTTCTAGATTCTTAAAATATTCAGACCTAATGAAACAAAAAGCTGATATGATTGGTCAGTTTGGTAAAGCTGCATTCATGAAACCAGAAATGAAGAAAGTTGATAGACTTATTAAGAAAGAGCTTAAAAAGTTAGGAATGGAAGAAGAAGTTAACGTAGATAGACTTAGTGAATCAACTATTGGTGATAAATTGAAAGCAACAGATGATGGTGATAGTGTAGACACAGATATTATTGACCAAGACCCAATGAAATTTCATAATCCAAGATTTGGAAAACCAATTGTGGCTCATTGTGTTAGTAAAGATGACGGTCATTTTGATTTTGTTTTTTATAGTGATGGTAAATATGGTTTTGCTGCTCCAGGTCATAGAGAAAATGCAGATGCTTATGGAGCACCACCAGATGAAGAAGCATTTATGTTTGACCATAAGCCAAACTATAATGACTTTAAAAAAGAAGCGATGAAAGCTGCAAAAGGTGCATTTAATAGTGCACCAATGAGAGTTTTAAAATTTGATACTAAAATAAGAGTCTTTAAAGATGAAGACGGTGAGTCACAATTTGATGTGAGAAGACTGCCTAAAACTCCTTTTAGAGGTTAATATGCCTTTAGATAAGTCAGATGATATGGGAGATTGGATAAAAGATTTCTATAAATCTGATGCTCCACAATTTAAAGGAAAATCCAAAGACAAAAGACGCCAAATGGCTATTGCAGCTAAACTAAGTGCTGAAAATGTGCTTATGAAAGATTCTGGTATAATGCTATCTGAAAAAAGAGCATTCATATTAGCAGCAAGACAAGCATTTGCCAGTGGTAAAAAATCTTTTGTATTTAAAGAAAAGACTTATCCTTGTACTATCAAAGAAGAATCTAATTTATTTAGTGAACTTACTGATTTACTTATTACAAAAAAAGAACAATTTGGTAAAGTTGTAGAAACTACTGATGATTCAACAGGAGATAATGTAGATGACGGTGATGCTCCAAGTCCTGATATTGAAGATGATGAATTAAAAGGCGCTGCTAATATGGCTAAACAAAGATATCAAAAGTTTGGATATGAAGATAGTGATGTCACTGGTCAAGCATTACCAGAATCAGAAGTTGATGAGAATATTAAAATTAAAGCCTTTAATAATGCCACTGATAAAACAAAGAAAGGTTTAGAGATATCTAAAACTGGCGGTATGGGTGGTACTATCTTAATTAAAAACAAAAAAGAACTTAAAGATTTAGAAACACAATTAGCAAAAGCTAAAAGACAACACAAACTAGCAGAGTCTAATTTTAGAGGTTTGTCTACAAAACTAGCTAACGACCACATGAAATTTCACACAGTTGGTAAACCTGTAGTAGCTTATGTACAAAACACAGAGCAAGGTAATACGGCTATTGGTGATATTTACTTTTATACAGATGGCAAAAATGTAATAGTAGCATCTGGTAATAGACAAGATGGTTTTGGCCGAAGTATGAGACCAGAAGACGCAATTATATCTTTTGAACCATTAAAAGGTAATCTAAAGAAATTTGCACAAGATTGGGTTAGATATCAGGGTAGAGATTACGACATTAAACTAAATAAAATATCTGATAAAGCAAGAATATTTTCAAATAGTGGTGCCGATAATAATATGGCACCAAGAGGCATGGCAACAACTAGAGTCAAAA